TCCAAAAAAGTTCTCCAAAAAGCAGAGCAAGGCCATAGAGGAAGATGACAAAAACGAAGAAGAAGAGGAAGAGGAAGAACCCTCCAAAAAGTCCTCCAAGAAACAGGAGAAGCAATCTTCCAAAGGCGATTCCAAATGCCCCTTCGGTCATAAATGGGCGGTTGACTGTGATTCAGACGAGTGCTGTGAGGACTGCATCGACTGTGACAAGTGGGACGAATGCTCCGAGGCGCAGGAAAAACTGAACAAGTAACAACCAACCAAAACAGCCGGGGAGTAATTCCCCGGCTTTCTTCCAATGAGAAAAATCGAGAAAGAAATCGAACAGTTTGTCAACTCCGAGACTTTAACGGAAACCGAGAAAACTTCCTCGAAGTTAGTGCCGCAAAACCTCCTTTCTACGGGTTCCACAATGGTGAACCTTGGATGTTCGAACAATGCGGAGGGAGGACTGCTTAAAGGAAGATACTACATAATGATTGGTGCAAGCCAGTCAGGGAAAACCTGGATGTACCATGCCATTTTTGCGGAGTCCGGACTTCATCCAAGATTCAAAAACTACCGGCTAATTAAGGACGAGCCGGAAATGGGCTCGGACTTTGACATAGAGCATTTTTTTGGAAAAAGAACTGCTGAAAGAATCGAGCCTGCCTGGGCAGGAAGAGTGGATGAAAACAATATCCCGATTCCAAACTCTCGAACAGTAGAGGAATTCTATGACAATGTTGAAAACAAGCTGAAATCCTGCGAGAAGCAGGGGATTGGGATGATATATGTATTAGACAGTATGGACGCACTTTCCAGTGAGCAGAGCCAGAAAATAAACGAGGAGGCAATGGAGGCAAGACAGGCCGGAAAGGAAGTCAAAGGGAACTATGGCGACGGCAAGGCCAAGGTAAATTCCCAAAGACTTCGCAACGTGGTTTCAAGACTGGAAAGAAGTGGGTCCATTTTGATTATTATTTGCCAGGAACGGGACAATCTGGGGTCTATGGTCGGAGGCAAAACCTTTTCCGGTGGAAACGCACTTCTTTTCTACGCCTGTGTTCAGTTCTGGTTCAAGAAAATTGGGCCAATCGACATTGTGATTAACAAAAAGAAGCGCAACCTTGGGAACCTGACAAAGTGCCAAATCATCAAAAACAGACTAACAGGACAGCAGGACAGGGACATTCCGGTTTCCTACTACTATTCCTTTGGAATTGATGACGTTGGCGATATGATAGACTACCTTGTTTCAGAGGAACACTGGACTGGCGGAAAATCATCCGTTTCAAAAATCAAGGCAGAGGAGTTTGAGCAGGAACTTTCAAAAGAAGCCTTGATTCAATACATTCAGGACAACAGACTTGAAAGCAAGCTCCGAAAAATCGTGCAGAATGTTTGGAACGACATACTGCAACAGATTCGTTCCAAAACGCAAAGGAGGAACAGGTATGAATGAACTTGACTATGAGAACATTGTTTTTTTCAACCTTGTTACAACTGGTCTAAACATCAACAGTGATATTGTTCAAATCGGTGCAATAGATGCCATTACAGGTGACACTTTTGAAAGAAACGTATTTTTCTATGATACCGAAACCGACTTGAACTTGCTTTCCGAAAAGTATGGATACGATGATGAAAAGTGGTCAAAAACAGGAGTGGAACTTAATGAGGCACTCGCGGACTTTTCCGACTTCGCCCTGAAGCATTCCGACAAGTATGCAACATCCAAGAACAATACTTGGAAAACTTCAATCCTGGCAGGATTTAATTCGACCAGCTTTCATAAACCAATTCTGACCAAGGCGTTTAAGAACTGTGAAATGTTCTATCCTTTTGACTACCGGTGCTTTGACGTTATGCAACTTGCATTCTGGGTTTATCGGGGAAGAACAACATATTCCTTGGATTCGCTTCTGGAACTGGAAGGGATAAAAAAAGAAGGGAAAGGCGCACTTTCAAATGCCATTGCCTGCTATAATCTTGCAAAAAAAATACTGTCAAGAAGCTGGCATTTTTTCGTGGAGTGGCACTAATGAAGTCTTCCAAAGGAAGTTCATACGAAAGGGAAATATCAAAACGGTTGTCCAAATGGTGGACAAACGGGGAGAGGGATGACGTTTTCTGGAGAAGCCAGCAGTCGGGTGGACGTGCAACCCAAAGGGCGAAGAAAGGCAAAACGACCAAAAACCAGGAAGGCGACATTCAGGCAATGGACCCAATTGGTCAGCCTTTGATTGACAAGGTTTCCATCGAACTAAAATGCGGATATCCAAACTTTGGAATCGACCAAATTATACAGTCCAAAAGGAAAAACTTTTTGTTGTTGGACTTTATCGAACAGTGCAAACGGGAGTCCGAGCCAACAAACAGGGATTTTTGGCTTATTGTTAAGCAGGACTTTAAAAAGGAGATTGTTATCTACAACAGACGGTTCCACAGTTTCCTGCTTTCTATTAACGTAAAGTTCAAAACTTATGTTCACTTTTTCATAAATGATGAGCACTACTTTTGCACGGAACTGGAAAAGTTCCTGGAGCTTGTTCACCCAGAGGCAATAAGAAGCAAGCAATGAAAATTGTTGTCATAGACGGAAACTTTGTTGCTCATAAATGCAGATTTACGGACTCTGTTCTGTATCAAGGAAAGGAGACCGGAGTTTTTCATTCTCTTCTCGAAACTACACTGGACCTAGGAACTGTTTTTGAAACTCAAAACGTGAATTTTGTGTTTGATTCAAAGCATTCTTATAGAAAAAGAAAATATTCTTGGTACAAGCAAAGAAGAGCTCAAAACAGAGAAAAGCTTTCTGAGCAAGAGAGATTTTTACTGTCTTCTATGTATCGGCAAATAGACCAGTCTAAAAAATTTCTTGAAAAATGCGGATTTAACGTCTTTCTGCAAAACGGAGTCGAAGGAGACGACTTAATTGCCTCTCTTGTTTTTTTTAACAAAAACCATAAAATAATTATAGCGTCCTCCGACCAGGACCTATATCAGCTTTTAAGAAAGAATGTAGAAATCGTCACTCCGAATCAGAGATGGATTGGACGTTCAATGACATCCGAACTGTTTGAAAAGAAATTTGGAATTCTTCCTTCGCAATGGAGTGAATTTAAGGCCATAAACGGATGTCATAGCGACGAAGTTCCAAACATCGGAAAAAAGGATGGAAAAGTGATTTTTAAGGTAGGCGAAAAAACCACCTTAAAGTATCTCAAAGGAGAAATGAACGAAAATGACAAATTTGTCAAAAACATATCAATGGATTTTGCTCAGGAAAACCTGAAGCGAAACAGATGGCTAGTTAAAATACCTTTTGAAAAAACCAAGCCGATTCAAGTTCAAAAAAGTAAAATTAACTTTGAAAATCTAACTTCTGTTTTTGAAGAATATTGCTTCAACGATTTTCTTCAGGACCGCATTGACGAGTGGAGAAGATTTTGTGAAAATACGCAGAATAGACCGGAAGATTGAGATTGACATCTTAATCTCGATGATAACGAGCACAAATTTTTTGGCTCGCATTTACAGTTGCACAGATTTGAGATATTTCAAAAACAGCTATTGTCAAACAGTAGCTCGATGGTGCTTAAAGTATTTTGAAAAATATTCGGAGGCTCCTAAAAGTCAAATTGAAAAAATTTACAACTATCAAGAGAGGAGAGGAAAAATTTCTGGAGAAGAAGTCGACCTCATTAAGTCGGTTTTAGAAAAGGCACAGGAACAATATGACAATGAACCGGAAATTAATGTTTCCTTTGCGATTGAAAAAGCAGAAGAATACTTCAACAGAGTAAAACTGGAGGACCTCTTTGAACAATGCTCCGGGATGATAGAAGAAGGAGAAGTTAAAAAAGCTCAAGAAGAAATTTTAAGCTATAAGTCGATTAAAGTTGGAGAATCAGAAGCAACAGATGGACTAGTAGACGAAGCAGAACTTCAAAGTGCATTTTCAGAACAACAGAAGCCTCTTTTTACCTTGCCAGGCGATATTGGAGAGATGGTGAATTCTGAATTTTGCAGAGACAAGTTTATTGTTTTACAAGCACCTGAAAAAACAGGAAAAACCTTTTGGCTACTCTGGCTTGCATTAAGAGCTTTAAGAGCAAGACTTAAAGTGGTGATGTTTGAACTTGAAATGACCAAAAATCAGGTTAATCGCAGAATGTCCATTTCAATTTCTGGAATTTCTGACAGTAAAAAATACTGTGACGGAAAAAGAATTCCAAAAAAGTTTTCTGAAGATGGAGAACCTGTAGATTCTCTGCCAAATGGGTTTGGAGTTGTATATGAAGACGAGGAAGAAAAAGAACCTTTGATATGGCAAGAAGCATACAGGAGAAACAAAGAATTTTATCAAAAGTTTCATTTGAAAAAAGACCGGAACTGGAAGTTAATCACAGCACCAGCTAGAAGCTTAAACATTCGACAAATCGGTTCAGAGCTGGACAGACTAGAAAAAGAAGAAAACTTCATTCCAGACGTTGTACTCATTGACTATATGGATATTCTTGGAGCAGAAAATCCAAGAGAACAAGAAAGGGAAAAAATCAATTCAAATTGGGTTGCGGCCAAAGCTCTTTGCAATAAAAGGCATATTTTCTTAGCTTCTGTGACACAGTCGAATTCTCTTACCTATTCAATGGACCTACAAACGAGAAGTTCTTTTTCTGAAGACCATAGAAAATATGCTCACACAAACGGAACGCTAGGATTGACTCAAACTCCAGATGACAAAAGAGCTTCAATAGCTAAAATCAACTGGCTAGTTTTGAGGGAAGGTGACTTTAATGAGAAAAACGTATGCTATATCTTGCAATGCCTCAAAAAAGGAAGGTTTTGCGTTGATTCTATGAACTTGTTCAACGCCGCTAAGAAAAAAGCAGAAGAGGAAGAAAAAATCAAAAAGAGGTCCGGAAGAATTCGAAAAAAATAATTTTTTCTGTTTTTTTTCTTGACTTTTTGGATTTTTGTACTATAATAGTATTGGCGAGGGAGAAACCACCAATCACAACAAAAGGAGAAAGAAAAAATGCCAGCAGAATTTGAAAGCGGTCTGTTCGTAAAAGTCCCCGCTTGGCACCACGAAGGAATTGTCCTGGAGGAAGCGCCAAACATCGACAAAGCGTTAGAAATTTCGTGTATGGATTGGGAAGTTAAAAAAGTTCCCCTGTTCGCGAACGAGGATGGCATTCACATCAAAACCGACCATTTTGCTATTACTCGCCGGACGTCAGAAGGTCCAAAAGTTCTTGGAGTGGTTGGCGATAGGTACGAGCTTTTCCAGAATAGGGAGGCATTTGAATACATCCGTCCTTTGGTTGAATCTAACCTTTGGAAAATCGAAACTTGCGGAGTCCTTTGCGGCGGCAAGAAGGAGTGGATTCTTTTGAAGCAGGACAGCATTGAAATCGTTCCCAACGATGTTTTGAAAGAATACTTGCTTTTCACTTGGGGCCACGATGGATTTTCCCCTGCGGTTTTCCAACCGACAATGATTAGGGTCGTCTGCAATAACACCTTGCAGGCTTCACTCAGCCAAGGGAATCAGATTCGCGTCCTTCATTCGGCAATGATGAGGAACAAGCTCGATTTCGTGAAAGACATCTTGTCCAGCTCCCAAGACAGCTTTGAAACCGAAATCACAAT